GAAGCTTTGATGTTGTCACGTGATGCTTTTTTTGGATTATATGATAATTATAGGGAATTAGAACAAGAAGCTGTATTACAACGTGATCGAGCTAATACTGAAGAAAAATTAAAAAACGAAGCTGTTGAAAAATATAATAAAGAAAATCTTCGTAAAAAACGCTGGCGTCGAGTAGCATTGGTTGAAGGGGCAGGAATTGGGGCTACTATTTTAGTATTAATTTTATTTCTTTAGATAACTATAAGGGGGTGTCTTATGTTAGTTATCCTTTGATTACTTGCTTAGCACCAGTTGTACCTAGTACTTTATCTATACGTGAATCCGTATATGAACGAGCATCCGCTATGTGATTATAAAGTCGTTCATACTCATGAGATATGTTAGCGTTGGTTTCATCTATACGCCTATGAAGATGACTATTACGATCATCTATATCACGGTATAACATACTCATTCTATCATTTACTTCTCGAGGTGTCTCTTCCATCATACGCTTTATATGATTGAGACTTTGTTGTTGCTTGTTGATCTTAACTATACCCCAAACCAATACGCTTACAATTGCTGCAGCGATGATCGAGAGCATACCTAAAACGAAATACATTGTTTCCATAATTTGTTTCTCCTTTATTTTTAATTATATAAAACACCCCCTATAGTTAATCTGGTAAATTATTATATCTACAACATGAGTTATAATAATTAATTAAATTTTCTATAGTTAATTTTTCTTTATCTGTTTGATTCTCAAATACTTCCCATGTTTCTTTCTCAGCAGAATAATTCAATGTTCCACTACGTTTTTCCTGGAGGATAAATTTGGTAAATTCTTTTTTAAGAAGAGACATAACTTAAATTATTTCATCTATAACCCCATATTTTATGGCTTCATTTACCCCGAAATACCAATCTGTTTTATTTTTCTTTACTTTATCTAGTTGAGTACGCTTAAATGAAGTCCTAGATAAAACATATTCATCGTATATATCCATTAATCTATCACCTTCATCTAAATTTTCTTTTAGAGTAGATATTTTATCATAATGCATGCTATCTAAACATTCATGATACATAAATGTAGTTAAAGAATGTCCAAATCTTTGGTGTCCTGAAAGGAGAATAGGTAAAGCCATTGACATTACTGCTCCATAACCATAAGTGTGAATAGGAGTAACAGAATTTTCTATAACCCCAATTAGTGCAAATCCGTCATACATTGAGCCTCCTATACTATTAATGATTAACTTTATAGGTAATTTTTCTTCATTACTATTATCTAATTCATTAATATATGAAATACATTGAATGGTTTCTTTGACAACAGCATCATCTATTTCCCCACTTAGTACTATATTCCTAAGAATTATATGGTCTTTATTAATGCTCTTCATTTTGTATTTCTTTCCATTCAGGTTCTTTTACAGTCTCACAAAATAAAAAATGTGATTCTGTTTTTAAAATATGATCTGCTTCTAAATATTCTCTCCATTTATGAAGAAGATCTCTTAATAGTGAACTTTCTTTATTATAGAAATAACTAATAGGGATACTCCTTAATACCACATATATCTCTCCATTATAGAAATATAACCTCCTCATATTCTCCTATTTATTTCAATTTTTTATCTCTCGTATTCCCAATATAAAAATATGTATAATAAATTCCAAGTTAAATTTGGAGAGTTTTTATTTCTTTTTATATTCAATATGTTTTTAATAATTATACATATTTATAATAATGAATCTTGAGGAATTTTTTAGTTTATTTAATAGTAGTTCTAAAGAAGATATTAAAAACTTTACTACTAAAATAACATCAACGGAAGACCCTACTTTATTAAATATTAGAATGTTTAAAGATTATATTCTGATGTTTGATAAACTAAAAAAAGAACTCATGCCATTTTTATCTCTTTTATCCCAGAATAATTCAAAAAAAGTAGATATTAATCCTTCTTCTTCTAGTTTTAATATTGCTTTTACTTTTCTTAAAAAAATTAACTTAGAAGATAAACAACATTATGATATTTTTTGTAAAACAGTAGATTCTGATTTTATAAAAGCATGTAATAAATCATTAGATCATTATGTTGAAATTGAAGATTATGAAAAATGTGCTGTTTTAAAGAAATTCATTGATGAAGGAACAAAACTTCTTAAAATAAACTTGTCTAATAGTAAATAATATATATATTGACTAATACTAATTAAAATAAAATAAAATGAGAAATCGTGATTTAGTTTTTACAAAAATTGAGCGTCTAGAAGGTATTATGAAAACCTTAAAAGTTATGACTACTCGTCCTAATACTACTGTTGAAGATTTTCATATTACTGTGAATAATGCTGAAAGTATTTTAGAGGATTTAAAATCTATGATTGAAAGAGAGCCTATGAGTCCTAATGAGGTTAATAGAGTTTAATTATTAAATAATAAAAGTTATGAAATTAACAGCAGAACAAATCCAACAAAATTGGATAGACTTAGAAGAAACCATTAAATCATATATTAGTGAACCCCGCCGTTCACAATTACTTGATTTCTATTCCCGATACTCAGAACGTATTATGATGATGCCGGCATCTCATAAAAAAGAATATCACAATGCATTCCCTGGTGGTTATGTAGATCATGTATTACGAGTAATAGATTGTGCTCTTAAATTAAATGATGTGTGGATTACAATGGGAGTAGATGATTCTACTTATACTAAAGAAGAATTGGTATTTGCTGCTTTAAATCATGATTTAGGTAAATTAGGTGATGCTGAAAACGAATCATATATTCCTCAAACTGACCAATGGCGCAAAGATAAATTAGGTGAAGATTATACTTTTAATAACAAATTAGCATTTGCTTCAGTACCAGATCGAGGATTATTTTTACTTCAACAACATGACATTAAATATACCTTTAACGAAATGATTGCTATTCAAACTCATGATGGTTTATATGATGACGGTAATAAAAAATATTTAATGACATGGTCACCTGAACAAAAACCTAGAACTGCTTTACCATTTATAATTCATCAAGCTGATTTAATGGCTGCTCGTATTGAATTTGAAAAAGAATGGTTACCTAAATTTAAAAATGGAGTTGAAACCAAAAAAACAAATTTTTCTTTAAATAAAGATGAGAAAAAAACTCCAATTAAAACTAAAGCACTGGGTACATTACAAAGTGAAGGATTAAAAAACTTATTAAATAACATATGATTACAATTATTACATCAGTTTTAAGTTGTTTAGTTATTATTCTAGGATATACTACTTTTAATCTTTTAAAAAAACAAGAAAAAGCAGAAGATATTCTTATATCATATAAAACATATATTGATAAACTAAAACAACAAATAGAGTTTTCAAATAAACGCATTAATGAAATTAATGCTAAAGGTACATTTACAAGTGATGATGAAATAGGATGGTTTTTTAAAGAAATCCAAACTCTTCAGGCATTATTAAATCAATTTAAAATGGATTAATTATATTATGGCTGAGGTTAAAAAAGGAAAAAATTATTTTACTCATGATACTGAGTTAGCTATATTAGAGTATAATAATTGTGAAGACTATCATATAAAAAACAGAATATATAATGAAAGAATACATTATGCTTTCTTTAAATTAACAGAAAACATAATTCATACTTTTAAATTTTATTATACTGAAGTAGATAATTTAGAAGATCTCCAACATGAGGTTATTACTTTTCTTCTTTCTAAAATGCATCTATATAATCAAGATAAAGGAAAAGCATATTCATATTTTGGTACTATAGCTAAACGTTACCTCATTATTTCTAATACTAAAAATTATAAAAAACGTATAGATACATTATCATTAAGTGATATGGGAGATGGAGGTTTAGATAATGACGACTATGTAGATTACAATAAAAATTCAATTTACAATGAACCAATAGGAGACCACACAATTTCTTCCCCAGAAATGCATCCCCCATCAGAACAAGATGAGCTATCTAAATTTATAGATTTATTTGTAGATTATTGTTCTAGAAACATATATGATCTTTTCCCAAAAGAAACTGATGCTCAAATAGCAGACGCTATATTAGAATTATTTAGAAAACGAGATAGTTTAATTATCTTTAATAAAAAAGCTCTTTATATTTATATTAGAGAAATTATAGATATCAAAACTCCAAAAATAACTAAAATAGCTGTTTATTTACATGAATTATTTAAAAATAAATATGCTTTTTATTTAGAAAATGGATATTTTGAGTCTTGATTTTACCTATATTTATAAAGAAAAAATATGGGTTCTTTAGATGAAATAATATTTGGTAAAAAGAGTTTTTCTAGTCTTTTAGAAGAAATATACGATAATCAAAAGAAAAAAGAAAAACAAATATCTGCACTTATTAGTGAATTAAAACCTCTTGTTAAAGAAATAGGAGATGCTACTTTAATAGTTCCTTTAATTAAGGAATACTTAGAAATAGGAGTTAAAAATGATGAACAACTCATCAAAATGGCTACTATTATCCAAAGAGCTCTTCAAAATTCTTCCTCTACAGATAGTTTTAGTATCTCAGATGAAGAGAAACAACAACTCTTATCTCAACTAGATCAACTTAAATCAGAAGGAGATGCTTAAATTTGGTTTACTTAATTCTATTCAACAATCTTCTAATCTTTCTGGGGGAGGAGGAGTAGGGGGAGGTTTTACTCCTGCTAGAGTTATAGATGTTTTTCTTACTCCTGAAAGTATTAAAGAATACTATGATGGGGATTTATATCTTTCAATTAAAGAAGAAGTTACAATAGGTAGTATAATCTTTGCAGATTTAAAAGCTCCAATTGGGTCTAATGATCGAGGAGGAACAAATGTAGCTAAACCTTTATTTGCTAATATAAAAAATTTTCCATTAAAAAAAGAAGTTGTTTTAATTTTAGCAACTACTACTCATGGATTAGTAGATACAAATCAACAAACTGCTAGTACAAACGAATTTACATATTATTATATTTCTCCTATCAATATTTGGGGAAACCTTAACCATAATGCTCTCCCAGAAGAAATTTTCTTCCCAGAAACTCCTCCTTCTTTAAATAAAACATATTCTGATTCTGAAAATGGAGATCCAAATCAAGTAAATAATGAATTCCATGATATAGAATTAGGACTATATTTTAAAGAAAAGGAAAATGTTCAATCTCTTCAACCATTTGAAGGTGATATTATATATGAAGGTAGATTTGGAAATTCATTAAGATTTAGTAGTACAGTTTTAGGTTCTGAAAATCCTTGGTCTGAATTTCCTGAAAATGGAGATCCAATAACAATATTAAGAAATGGATTTTATGATAATGAAAAAGAACCTTGGGATACTATTACTGAAGATATAAATAAAGATAAATCTAGTATTTATTTAACTTCAACTCAAAAAATTAATATCGATGTTTCTAGTAAAGAATATAATTCATATGCTGCTGGAACTGAACCAACAGCTCCTAAAGATTATACTAAGGAGCAAATAATTATTACTTCTAATAGGATTCTTATTAATAGTAAAGATGACCATGTTTTATTAAGTGGAGCTAAATCTATTGGTCTTAGTTCTAAGAGTAGTGTAAATATAGATGCTAAAAATACATTTATTGTAAAATCTCCTAAAATAATTTTAGGTACTAATGATGAATCTCAAGCTTCTCCATTATTATTAGGTGACAAAACTGTAAATCTTTTATCTAGTATATTAATTGATATGCAAACATTATGTACTCAATTTTCAGTACTAGCTAGCCTCCCCCCAGGAGTACCATTTGTACCTTTAAATACAGCAGCAATACAGGTTAATACTAACCTACAAAAATACCAAGGACAATTACAATCTTTACTTTCTCAAATCAGTAAAACTAAATAATCATGGCTAATGGTGAAGATTTAAAAAAAGTTGTAGGAGAAAAAATTTTAAAAGCTCAAGAAGCTGCAGCTAAAGCAGCAGAAGTTGCCGCTAAAATTGAAGCTGCACAAGCAAAAGCAGCTGCTATTGCTGCTACTGCTATAAAAGCAAAAGAAACAGTTGCTAAAATTAAAGCAGCTCGACAATTAGCTAAATCTCAAGGATTAAAACCAGGTCTTCCCCCAGGTTTAGGAGGATTAATAGTATCTGTTTTAAAACAAGTAATTGTTTCTTTAAACCTTCAAGAAAAAGCTATAAATAAAATCATTTCTGAATTAGAAGAATCATGCCCTAATGCTGAAAAACTTCAAGAACTTATAGAAAAAAAGAATAAAGTTCAAAGTGTTTTAACAGAAGTAACCCAAGCTATTTCTAGTGTTAATCAAACTGGAGCTACTATTTCTACTATTTTAGGGGTTTTAGACACAGTAATAACTGTCCTTAAATTATTACCCTTCCCAGTAGCTATCCCTCCAGGTATAGGTGTTCCTGCAAATATTATTACTTTAATTGGAGACGGTATTAGGGTAGCAGATAAAGAACTTGATAAATTAAAAGGTATTGTAGATGGTATAGTAGGAGGTATAGGAGTTATAAAATCTACTGTAGAAAGTTTATTAGAATATGTAAGTTTATTAGATCAAGCTATTGAGTTTTGTGCTTCGAAAATAGCAGCTGAAGAAGCAAATACTCCCGAAGAAGCCCAATCTATAATTTCTGAATTCCTTACCCGAGTAGATTCATTTAATTCTCCTACACCTGATGTTAGTACAATACCTCCTGTAATAGGAACAGCAATAATTAAATCCATAGATATAAATGGAGGAGTAAATAGTCTTGAAATTTTAAATAAAGGTTCAAACTATAACCCTTTAAAATTAGTATCCCTTACCCGAGGAAATAACTCTACAGCATTAATAAAAATTAATACTAATAATCAAGGATCTATAACTGGATTTACCATCAATACTTCAGGTAATAATTATGGTAATGGTGATATAGTATCTCTTAATCCTATAAATTCTTCTCCTCCAATAGAAGCAGCATTTCCTGTAATTTATAAAGGATTTGAAATTAATGTAGAAAATAATCCTATAGAAACTCTTTCTACTATACCTAGAAGAAGACCTATTGCTTTTAATCCTACTAGTAATGTTAAAATTACTGGAGATTATTCATTTAGCTCCAATGTTCAGATATTAGTAGATACTATGAAATTTGCTATTGATAATTATTTAAATAACTTTAATCCATTATCGAATAATCCACAATAAAAATTTATTAATAAAATATTTATAATCATGAAAACAGATATATTAAAAAAATTAATTAAAGAAGCAGTTCGTGAAGCAATTCAAGAAGAAATTAAAGATATCCTCCTTGAAGCTGTACGTGCTCCAAAAACTATAGTTAATGAAACAGTAAATCCTCAAGTTTTTACTCAACCAAATGGAACTAATATAAATCATGATCTTAGACGTAATTTGAGAAGCATGATTGGAGGTGAGTTTGATGCTACTATTTCTGCTAATTCATCACATGCCCAACCAACATATACTCCTCCCCCAGTAAATACTACTGCTGAGGGATCAAGTTTACCTAGTGGTGAAGTAAGTTTAGATCAAATATTAGGAATAATAAATAAATAATGGCAATTATAATACAAAATAAATTTGCTCTAGATTCTTTAGGGTATAAAACTATAGGATTTGCTTTCCCTATTAGTGATGGAGGAGTATTTCCCCCTACATATACAGTAAAGGAACAACTTAGATATAATTTAATAAATTATCTAATGACTAATCCTGGAGAATCTTATCTTAATCCTGATTTTGGAGCAGGGTTACCTAAATTTATTTTTGAACAAATTAATGCTCAAAATCTTGATTCTATTAAAACTATAGTTCAAAACAAAATTACTATTGCTTTTCCTAATATTAAAGTACAACAAATAGACGTTTATGGGGATGAAGATTATAGTCAAATAAGAATAGTTATAACTTACAATATTTTAAATTTTGGTAATGACCAAATAACTTTACAATTTTAATTAAATAAATGGCATCCAATACACCACAAATAAATTATTTTTCTAGGGATTTTGAAACCCTAAGAAATTCTCTAGTTAATTACGCTAGAACATATTTCCCTAACACATATAATGACTTCAGTCCTTCATCTACAGGTATGATGTTCATTAATATGGCTGCTTATGTAGGTGATATTTTGTCATTCTATTTAGATAACCAAGTCCAGGAAACTTTTATACAATATGCTAAACAAGAAGAAAACATATATGCATTAGCATATCTTTTAGGTTATAAACCAAAAGTTGCTACTCCAGCTGTAACTACTGTTGATTTTTACCAACAACTCCCAGCTATTGCTTCAGGAAGTATCCAAGTTCCTAATTACTCATATGCATTAACTGTTCCTCAAGGAACTGTTATTTCTACTGCTTTTGGTGTTCCTGCCAATTTTAATACTTTAAATAAAGTAGATTTTTCATTTAGTAGTTCTTTAGATCCTACTGAAATAACAGTTTATACAGTAAGTAATGGTATTCCAACATATTTCTTAGCTAAAAAATCAGTTCAAGCTGTTGAAGGTACTGTTAAAAATAAATCTTTTTCATTTGGTGGAGCTCAAGAATTTCCTACAGTTTTAATTACTGATAGTAATATAGTTAATATTCAATCTTGTACTGATACTGCTGGAAATGTTTGGTATGAAGTAGATAATCTTGCTCAAGATCTTATATATGATACTAAAGCAAATACTTCTACCAATGATCCTAATAATCCACCTACTGATACTTCAGATACACCTAATCTTCTTCAATTAAAGAAAGTAGAGCGTAGGTTTGCTACTAGATTTATCAATAATACCACTTTAGAAATCCAATTTGGAAATGGTGGTACAGCTAATACTACAGAAGAAATTATCCCTAATCCTGACAATGTAGGATTAGGACTTACAATTGGACAGAGTAAACTTCTC